AAGCTCTCAAAAAAGGCATTACTGTTAAAAAATTAAGAGAAAATAGGCTAAAAAGTAATAGAGAAAAGGGTTTGGCAGCGGCTAGTTTCTTACCTGTTGGTGGATTAGCTATTAAAGGCTTGCAAGGCGGAACAAAATTATTTGGTGCAGCTAAAAAGTTTTTGCAAGGAGCAAAGAAAACAAAGCCTGCAACAACTAAACTAAGTAAAACAACAAAGACAACAAAGCCTAGTGTGCCTCCTACAAAAGCATCAAAGACCACTAAAACTAGGACTAAGACTAAAGTTTCACCAACAACTACAAGGAAAACAAAAACAACCACAACAAAGGTGAATAGACCTTTAGCTGGTCAAAATAAAGTTAGAGACAATATTATAAAGGGAGGTCTTGTCACAGCAACGGGAGCCTCGCTTTCTAGTCTTTTACCAAAAAAATCAGGCTCAAAGCCTAAAGTTACAAAAGCTAAAGTCGAGAAGCCAAAGATGAGACCAGATAGCGTTAAGCCAAAAGCTAAACAAAATATTGTTAAATCACCTCCGATTAAAAGAACGAATATAACTGCAGGTGCTAATGTAGGATTTGGCCCAAAAGGTAATATCTTTGCATCTAGCGAGAAAAGAAGAAAAGAGCTTATGAAAAAATATGGCGGCACAGGATCAGCAGCAGCCAGAGCAGCAATGAAAGGAACACAAGGTAATATGGTTAGTAGAGCAGCAGGAGGCGGAACTATGAAAAAACCTATACCACCAGATGCCAAGGGTCTTCAAGCATTAAAAAGAGAAAGACCGGATGTGGTTAAAAAAATGGGCTTTATGAGAAAAGGCGGTAAAGTTATGAAAATGAGAGGTGGCGGAGCTGCAACTAGAGGTATTAAGTTTAATAGAGGTTACTAATTGTCGAGACTTATATGTAACCTGCCTGCAATAAATCTGTGGGTTAGGAAAGAATATCTTAGGGATCATCAAGATGGTCATGGTGAGTTTGTAAAAGGTGTTTGGATATCCTGCAAGTCTTTGCCGGGTAGAGCTTTTTACTTTGAAACATATTTGCCAGAATATGGTGCAATGTTCGATAAGTTACCTATAAGTGCTTTTGTAAGCGAGCCTAAAACACCTAATCCTGATTTGCCTTTGTATAATCTACAGTTTTGGAATTGTATGGACTACAATGTAACATGCATACAAAAACAATTCATAGGGTCTATGAGTTACGAGGTGTATACGAGAGATGCAGGCTCAGTCAAAGGATCTTATGTTGCAACACTAGATAATTATCATGGTGATATAGATACAGTTGATTTTAGCACTAGCGAAACACCAGAAGAGCATAAGTCACATAATATTATAGAGTTAGAGAACGGTCAGTATTGTTTGTATCCCAACAACAGAACCAGAATATACGACAACAGCTTAACACCTGCAGAGCCATTAACGCCTGATTTTAAAGTTAGCACATATTATTATCAGGTAGAAAATGAGAATAAATTAGAAAGATTTGGAGATAGTGAAGAGTATTTCTATAAATCAAAGAAAGAGAAGTAATGCCTTATTCAGTTGGTAAATATGCATATGGTATATGTGATAAGACAGGATTTAGATATCCGCTTAGGGAGCTAATACCAGAGATTAGAAACGGATCAAAAACTGGCATGATGGTCGGGTATGATGTTGTTGATCCAGATCACCCACAGAATCATTTAGGTAAATTTAAAACTGATGATACTCAGTCATTATTAAATGCAAGACCAGATAGGATAGAACCTGCAACAGAAAGGCTTTTGTTAACTGACCCTTTTACAACTGCCGCTGCAGATAGTGGTAGCACAGTTGTCACAGTAACAGAAAAAGACCACGGCAGATCTACATCAGACACAGTAAGATTTAGAAACTGTTTAGGTTTTGATGGATTGACAGCGGCAAACTTTAACTTAGCTACAGGATATGCTATAACTAAATTAACAGATGATACATATACTATTACTGTTGCTGCAGAATCTACCTCTGGGTCAATTACAGGTGGTGGAGTATTTGCCACAGTAGGACCAGTTACTTTGGAGGCTTAGATGAGCTTTACATTTGCGCAGTTAAAAACAGCAATACAGGATTATACTGATAATTCTGAAACAACTTTTGTTAATCATCTATCAGACTTTATAAAAGCAGCAGAAGAGAGAATATTTAAAAATGTTGATCTAGAGATATTTAGAAAGAATGTTACATCAACATTAACAACAAGTGATAAGTTTTTAACAATACCAACAGATTATCTGGCATCTTTTTCATTACAAATTACCACAGCAGGTAGTGAGTCCTTTCTTTTACAAAAAGATGTAAACTTCATACAAGAAGCATATGACGCTTCATCCTCCACAGCAAAGCCAAGATTTTATGCACAGTTTGATGCAAATAATTTTATCGTTGGCCCTACCCCAAACTCAAATTATGCAATAGAATTGCATTATTATTACAGACCAACTAGCTTAACTGCCGGTGCAGATAGTGGTACAACATGGTTAAGCACCAATGCACCGTTTGCATTATTATTTGGATCATTGGTAGATGCATATTTATTTATGAAAGGTGAACCTGATTTGATACAACAATATGAAAAAAGGTTCATGGATCAATTAACAAGACTTAAAGATTACGGAGAGGCAAGAGAAAACACTGACGCTTATTCTGAGGGTCTACCAAGAGCGCAGAGAACATAGGAGTAGAAAATGGCAACAGCAAATGCAGCAACCAATTATCTAGAAAGACGGTTATTACATTTTATATTTAAAAATAACTCTCTTAGCTTTTCATCACCGGGTGACAGTATTTATGTAGGACTTGCAACAGCAGTGAGTGCAGCAGAAACTGGATCTGTAACAGAAGCTAACTTTACAAATTACGCAAGACAACAAGTTCCTGCAGCAAGCTGGACAACAATAGGATCTGATTCTACAGACACACAAACAGCTACCAATACATCTAATATAGAGTTTCCAGCATCTGGTGGAACTGACAACACCATAACGCATGTATTTATAGCTGATGCCTCTAGCAGTGGTAACATATTATTTGTTGGAGCGTTAGACGCAAGTAAAGCAATAGCAAGTGGTGATATATTTAGAATTAACGCAACCAACTTAACAATAGAGTTGAAGTAATGGCACTTGTAATATCAGATAGAATAAAAGAAACAACCACGACTACTGGCACTGGTACTTATACATTAGGTGGTGCAGTCACTGGTTTTGAAACTTTTACTGCTAATTTAAGCAATTCTGATACCACATATTATGCTTGTACTGATGGAACAGACTTTGAGGTTGGGTTAGGAACATTTGCGTCTTCTGGAACTACACTTGCTAGAACTGCTATTCTATCAAGCTCTAATTCTAATAGTGCAGTTAGTTGGAGTTCTGGAACTAGAACTATATTTTGCACCCTACCAGCATCTAAAACTGTTTTCTTAGATGCTAGTGGTAATATAGTTGCTGCAAATGGTAGTAATCTAACTGCATTAAACGCTTCTAATTTAGCGAGTGGTACTGTTCCAAATGCTAGATTAGACGCAGAACTACAAGCATTAGCGGGGTTAACATCAGCCGCAGATAAAGGAATACAATTTACTGGGTCTGGCAGTGCAGGTACATACGATTTGACTTCTGCTGGTAAAGCATTGTTAGACGATGCAGATGCGTCTGCACAAAGATCAACATTAGGATTAGGTACAGCCGCAGTTGCAGCTACTGGTATATCAAATACAAATGTGCCAGTGTTTACATCAGGCGTAGTTGACAATGATTTCTTGCGTGTTGATGGAACATCAATTGAAGGTAGAAGTGCATCAGAGCTGCTATCTGATATAGGTGCAACAAGTGCTACAGATGCAGCAAATGAGGCAACAGCATTAGCAATAGCGTTAGGATGATAACATGGCAAATACTTTTAAATTATCAAGCAAAGCAGGAGTAACAAGTGCAGATGTAATCTATACAGTGGCTACTAGCACAACAACAATAATACTAGGTTTGATATTAGGAAATACAACAACGAGTCAAGTTACTGCAACTGTTACATTAACATCTGATACTGGTAGTAGAACAAATAATAATGATGAAGTAAACCAAACAGTAGAACTTATTACCAATGCACCTATCCCAGCAGGATCATCTCTAGAACTATTAGCTGGTAATAAAGTTGTTTTAGAAGCAACAGATAGCATATCAGTATCTGCAACAGGTGCGACAGATGTTGCCTTATCTTACATGGAGATTACATAATGCCTTTTGTTGGTAAAGCACCTGTCACAACTTTTGAGGCTACAACTGCCGTACAAAGATTTAATGGTGATAATTCAGATACTACATTTACATTAAGTAGAACTGTAAGTTCAGTGCAAGATATACTTGTGTCCGTAGATGGTGTTGTACAAGACACATCGGCATATACAATACCAGATGGTACAACCTTGACATTTACGGCTGCACCTAGCACTGGCACTGGTAATATCTTTGTAAACTTTTTAGCACCACAGACTGGTACGGTTACACCAGCAGATGAGAACAAAGGTAATTTTAAGGCAGGTGGTTTGTTTAGAACTAACGCACAAAACTTGACCGCTAACACAACAATACTAGCTACAGAAAATGCACAGGTTACTGGTCCGTTTACAATAGATAGTAGCGTAACATTGACTGTTAATAGTGGTGGAAGGTTGGTGATATCGTGAGTAGAATAAAAGTAGATGCCCTACAAGGCACAAGTGGTAGTGATACTGCTATAACATTAAGTGGTGCAAATGCCACTATCGGTGGCACACTCGCAGTTACAGGTGTGCATACTATTGGCAATAATGCAGTAGCAACATCTGAGGGTGGGGCAGTCACACAAACTCTTGTTCAAGGTTTAGCTAAACTTTGGGTTAGATATGAAAGTTCTGCCATTCAAGATTCTTTGAATGTTTCATCTCTTTCTGATTTAGGAACTGCCAATGATAATTTAGTTATAAGTTTTACAAATAATTTTGATGATAAAGATCATTATTGTCCTTTAGGTCAGTTTAGGTCAGCATTAGATGGACCAAGTGCTAATCCGGGAGCATTAAGAATATCTGTAGGTAGTGATACTAATAACTGTACTACTGCTCAATTGGGTGGGTCAATAGCTAATGCTGCTGCAAATGCTATTTTAAATTGGAACGCAGGACTAGCGACAATTCATGGAGACCTAGCATGAGTACAGTTATCCTAGACACAATCACAGGCAAGTCCACTGCAACAACAGTAACCATTGGCTCAACACCTGTAGTTAGTGCAAGTGCAAACTC